GTTGTTAAAAGTATTGTTTGTAATTGTTGTTTCTTCTTTTGTAATTCTATCTCTAAAGAAATCTAGACCACCATTAGAACCATAATAGATATGTGATCCTATTGTGATGTTGTATTTCTTGGCATTGCTCCACGCTACTTTTCTAGATTGTGAATTTATGCTTTTATAAAATCTTTGGTTTAAATCAATCATATAATTATTATCCTTTTAAAAATTGAGGGGGAATCTCACCCCCTCGTGGGAGAAACTAAATATCAGATTTATAAATAAAAGCACTTAAAATATCAATCTGTTCCCAGATATGTTTTCGTCCATCAACACTATTAAAACATCTGCTACTCATTGTAAGTAGAAGCAATTCGTTTAATGCCTTAGTTGCTTTTTCTTGTTCAGTGCTCATTTCTTCATTTGTATTAAGTTTATATGCATTCATTTTTTTACTCTCCCAGAGTTTTTGTTAATTGAAGCTCAAGTATAACCTTTATTGTGACCTAGTACAAGAAATAAATTAATTATTTTTTCCAACCATATTACCAAAGCCAAGTCAAGTAAAATATTCAAAATTCCTAAAAAAAATTTCTTCGTCGCTAAAGCTCCTCAGCTCTATAATTCTTTTTCGCAAGCTCAAAAGGATTCTTTAGAAAAACAAAAGCACTATAATTCTTTTTCGCAGGCTCAAAAGGACTCTATATTTTTGAGGAAGTCCTACGGACTTTGCACAATTTGACGACTTCTGTTCGAAGTCTTGGATAACTATTGATCGCTAAAGCTCATCTGGGATTTTAAAAGAATCCCATTTTCGCTAATTAGCTATTCAAAGTTACCCACAAAGTTGTACACAAATTGAGGTGCTAAATTGAATTAAATGAAACCTATAATACCTTCTTGCCAAACCCTAATATTGCTCCCTTTGATAAGGATGAGAAGTAGAAGGAATACCAATGAACTCAATAGGTTAACGGAAGGGATAAGGTGTCTATCTGGCATTGAGTTCTGTGGGGACTGTGGAGTTATAGAGTAGTAACTATAGACTCCATAGGGCTTTATAGCTCCGTAAACCAGATAGAACTCTTTAAAAGTACCCCTAGCTCTCCAAGCCTCCATAGATCTCTGTAGTCCTTTGGAGTTCTGTAGGATAAAGAGTCTAGCTGAGCTTGCGAAGGTTACTTTCTAGGTGCTATAGTCTACAGAGATCTATAGGGGGGCAGGAGACCATAGGGGTACCACCCATATATATAGGATATACATACATTTTGTAGGAATTTAAGTTATAAACCAGATAGAATACTGGTTAATCTGCGGGCTTTATAGTCTCTATAGAGCTAGGTATATACTAGGTTGAACCCAGGGGGCTGGATTACTTTAGTATATAGTCCATATCTCCACTTGTCAAGTAATATCGTAAATAACTTGACAAATTCTCCACAGACTATATACTATTCTAATGGCAGTATTAAATACAATAGAGAAAAGAGAAGTAAAACGAGAGCTAACAGAGAAGCAACAGTCTTTTCTAAAGCACCTTGTAGAAACTCAAGGGGATGCAAAGCAAGCTGCAAAGTTAGCAGGCTATTCTTCCCCCCATCATCACGTTGTAAAGAGTTTAAAGTCTGAAATACTAGAGCTAACCAAAGAAGTATTAGCTACTTCAGCTCCTAAAGCAGCTTTTAAGCTCGTAGAGATTATGGAATCTACTCGCCCTGTTGTCCAGGCTGGTAATAAACTAGCAGCAGCCACTACTTTACTTGATAGAGTAGGGGTAGCTAAAGTAGATAGGGTAGATGTGAACCATAACGTAGGGGGCGGTATCTTTTTAATGCCAGATAAAGCACCTATTGAAATAGATCAAGAGCATTATACTGTAATTGAACACGAGGAATAATACTATGGACTTTCTAATAGGACTAATATTTGTAGCAGTTGTTGCTGCTGTCATTATAAAACGAAAAAAACCTGAACTCTGGTCTAAAATTATGTCAAAGATTGGTCTGTGAAAAAAAGTAGTACAGATAATCAGTTTAAGAAGCAAGGTAAACGTAAAGCAAGATACAATCTTAAACAACGTAAAGAGCAGTTAAAATATAAAGAAGCGTTTTCGCAAATGAGGAACTATGGCCGTCAGCAAAGGTAAGACAAAGAAAAAGTCAACTGTTAATAAAGCAGGTAACTATACTAAGCCTACAATGCGTAAGAATCTTTTTAATAGAATTAAAGCAGGTAGCAAAGGCGGAAAAGCGGGACAATGGAGTGCTAGAAAAGCACAGATGTTAGCTAAACAATATAAAGCAAAAGGCGGAGGATACAAATGAAAAACAGAAAAAAAATGATGGATGGCGGAATGTATGGTTCTAAACGCAAGAAGATGATGGGTGGTGGAATGTACGGTTCTAAGCGCAAGAAAATGATGGACGGTGGAATTGTTAAGTTTAATTCTATACAAGATATGGAAAAGATGTAATGGCTAAAGGTGTAAAACATTACAAAAAAGACGGTACTGAGTTTAAAGGTAATAGTCACAAGATGCCTAATGGAGAATTACATACCAATAAAACACATACTAAAACAAGCGTTAAACTTTTTCATTTTAAAGATCTTTCTAAAAAAGCAAAAGCAAAAGCTAAAAAGTAATGGCCTTAAAAAAGTCTCAAAAGTCTTTAAAGAAGTGGACAAAGCAAAAGTGGCGCACCGCTAGTGGCAAGAAATCTTCTGAAACTGGTGAAGTCTATGCTCCGTCTGCAAAAATTAAAAAGTTAAAGTCTACTGCAGCAGGTAGAAAGAAACTTGCAGCAGCTAACAAAAAGAAACGTGAAGCTACCAAGAAAGGAAAGCAACACGCTAAACACGGACTACATAAGAAGAAAACTAAGAAAAGGAAAAAGAAGTAATGGCTAAGAAAAAAGATCCTAGACTTGCAAGAGCAGGAGTATCGGGATACAACAAGCCTAAACGCACTCCTAGCCATAAAACTAAATCTCACGTTGTTGTAGCTAAAGTAGGCGATAAAATAAAAACTATACGCTTTGGACAACAAGGAGTCAAAGGAGCAGGTAAGAATCCTAAAAGTAAAAAAGATAAAGCTAGAAAGAAATCTTACTATGCACGACATAACGCACAGGATTCAAATCCTAGCAAACTAAGCGCAAGATATTGGTCACATAAGGTTAAGTGGTGACACTGTTAGCTTCAGATAATTATGTAAGACGTACCTCCTCTACTGTTCCTTTTGGGTATGAGTTGTCTCCTGTAGATGGTTATTTAAAACCTATACCTGAACAGATTAGTATCTTAAAAGAAGTAGCTGAAGCTATACACGCAGGAGAAATTAGTTTAGGTATCGGTGTTGATTGGTTAGAGGCTGAAACAGGTAGATCTATTTCTAGAGCAGGCTTAAAGAAACATACGGATAAAGTATATGGAAGATTGGGAAAGAAATCCTAAAAATTACTTGACAGATGCTCAAGGGAACTATATACTAAAGAAAGACGGAACTCCGAAGAGAAGAAGCGGAAGACCTAAAAATTCTGAGTTATCAGACGTTAGAGCAGCTTTACAAGCGCAAAAGGCTTTAAAGAAAAAGAAATCTAAAGTTACCAAGTTGCGCAGGAACTTACGTAAAGAAGAAAAAAAGTTAGCTCAAACTAAAAAAGTTTTAACTTCTAATGTACTTACTGAAGCAGAAAGTAAAGAATTACCAGATGCAATACAGCAACATTTAGAAGATACAAATTCCTACGTTGAGTTTATGCCCAACGAAGGGCCACAGAAAGATTTTTTAGCTGCACCAGAAAAGGATGTCTTATATGGTGGGGCTGCAGGTGGTGGTAAGAGTTATGCAATGTTAATAGATCCGTTGCGCTCTTGTCACAACCCTGTACACAGAGCATTGATACTTAGAAAGTCAATGCCTGAATTAAGAGAATTGATTGATAAGTCGAGGGAGTTATATCCTAAAGCCTTTAAAGGGGCTAAGTTTAAAGAAGTAGAAAAGCTATGGCAGTTTCCTAGCGGAGCTAAAATAGAATTTGGATTCCTTGAACGTGATGCAGATGTCTACCGTTATCAAGGTCAGGCATATAGTTGGATAGGGTTTGATGAGATTACTCATTTACCTACAGAGTTTGGTTGGAACTATCTAGCTTCACGTTTAAGAACAACAGATAAAAACTTACAGACTTATCTTAGATGCACAGCAAACCCAGGTGGAGTTGGTGCGCAATGGGTAAAGAAAAGATATGTAATACCATCAGATTCTAACGCAGCATTTATAGGACACGATGGACTTACAAGAAAATTTATTCCCGCTAGATTACAGGACAATCCTTATCTAGCAGAAGATGGTGAATATGAAAGGATGCTTAACTCGCTTCCTGCTGTACAAC